CGTAGTTCTCTTGTACTTGCTTAGTATAGCTATTTTTGATTTGAAGTACATAGCTACCATCATATATGTTTAATCCTGTCACACTCTCTTTATTAGCGAATAAAGTGCCATTAAGAGAAAATAGCTTAGATGCCACATTGAATAGATAAGGGTTACCACCTCTTATCCAAGTAGAGATATCTCCTTTATATATGTTGCAAACCAAATAGTTTTTAGATTTATCTATTTCGTTTTCAACTGATGACATACTTGAAGATATTAACCCTTCCGTGATCTCGAACTTAGTTTTAATATTTTCCCCTGTGCTTAGTATAAATTCACCTTTTAGATAAGCGTTATCAGAGTAGATACCATAACTTAGTAGTTGTCCAAAGTCTGGGTCTACGATGCCGCCTAGTCTACCTATTCTTAATTTAACAGGATAATCTTCTGTTTTTAACCCATAGATAACATCCAAGTATGGGCCAAAAGGTTCAACGCTAGTTTGTTTAATTATACCTTTCCTATCTTCATTAATCAGGGAATCCATTCTAACAAGGACGTCCCTTTCAGCAACATCCGATAAGTCCCCATCAAAAGAAGAATAAGTAATTGAATCTATTCTGTCCTCACTATCCGAAGTAGTATCTATTTTAACGCTCTCTACGAGTAGTTCGTAGTGTTTAGTGATAACCGTGCTATCGGCAGGTGAATATTGCTGTACTTCCAAAATATCGCCCACTGCAAAGGGATTATAAAGTACCCCTTTGTCTGTATCTAAATATATAGTATTAGTGGTCGTATCTATTGATGCGACCTTCATTGCATCCGAAGTTATTATTGTACCGTTCTCAGCACGGAGCTGGGAAATAATCATCTCATAAACTCGCAAGGCCCCACGTACTGTGATATTGTCAAGTTCTAAAGATGCTTTTTTCTCTGTGTTTCCCGCTATATTGGTTATATCACTCCATAACATAGCCCATCCGCTTCCTTCTGGGAAACCTGATACAAATGTTTCTGATGACATTTTACCTTTAACTGTTAGTCTGTCAAGGATAGTATCTCCGTAAACTATGATACCTTCTAAGAATGTTTCAAGCTTTTGAGCTATGTCTTCAACATCCTTTCTTAAATATCTATCATCAAAGTCCTCTTCCTTTGATCTAAGCGCCATATTTATTTCATAGAGAGTTTGTAAGGCACTAAATATATTGTTATCTGTGGCTTCCACATCACTATCAGAGGTCCGAATAACGTTGATTTCTAACGGTTCACCACCGCCACCACTGATAACGACTGACGGCAGAACGCCGTCTTTAATTTTAAGTATTACAGTCTTACCAACTACTTCAAACCGAATGTCACCGCTTGTTTCATCTATACTATACATACTTAATTATTCTTTTGGTATTAACTCAGCTGCGACTGCTTTCATAGCTTCGCCCTGTTGTGGCATTTCAAAAATCTTATAAACTAGACTAGCACAATAGTAACATATTGCTTCCGCTAATAACCCAGTAAAAGATGTGATATCTTGTTCTCCTATATAAGAGAAATTTTCTAAATCTCCAGCTGGGAAGCATTCTATTGTATTATTACTAAATACACATTTAGGTTTATGAATTCCAGCGGTGGTAATCTCATTGTGTTGTATCTTATATTCCTCACTGCTTTCTTCGTAAACTACCGATACGCTTCTTTTCCATCCAGAGAGTTTAATAGAAACAATACGAACGCAATCCGAAGGAAATGGAATTACCCCGTCGGTGATCGCATCCGTATAATATTGTAGGTTTAAGAATCGTAGAGGTGCATAATTTTGGATAGCATGAATAGCATCAGTAATTACTGACTTAATATAAACATCAAGCTTTACAGTATCTTCACTGAGTAGAAGCAATGTTTCATCTGCCCCTGCTTCATTCATAATCTCCCTTACTTTTGCAACTACTTGTTCTTCTGTCATTTGCTTATTTTTATATTCGGGAAAATAATCCCTTTCTCTTTTGCATATCTGTTAATAGCTTTAGGTGTTCCTAAAGCCTGAAACGAAACAGTGAACTTGCTTCTAAGATATTCCTTAGCTTCCTGATAGGATTTAACGCTAAGTATTTCCTCATACTCCTGGGCCTCTTCCTTTGATTTCTTTTTTAGCCCTGAATTTTCATCAATCACTTTATGCAAATGGAATAAGCTTCCAGCTGCTTTGTCCAATATCTCTATTTCATTTTTATCGGAGGTCCAATAAGTATTTCCAATTTCAGAGAAACTAGCATACTTTAAAACCTTTCCCCCCTTAATAAGGGGGAAAGATAAATTATCATTAGCTTTATAAATCTTCATAGGCTTAAGCTTCTACAGTTGTAGGAATAACTTTCGTGTGAGCGTTTGGATTTTGTAAAATCAATCCAGACATCTCAGTAATCGCACGAGCATCTACATCGGAAGTTCCATCTTTTCTCTTATCGAAATCTCTACTTTCAAGTTCTTTGTAGTAGATCTTACGTAATAAGTTAGCATCGAAGACTAGCCCGGAGTCACTCAATCCTAATTCATCCATAGATTCATCGAGTATTACCCAGAATTTACCGAAGTTAGTTTTGATTATCTCAAATTCAATACCAAATTTCGTAACTGTATTTTGGTCATTGATTACTCTATCTCTTTTGATTTTACTTAAATTAGCCATCAATTCAGAACCTACAAGGAATATTTTCTTTTTGTTTCCAGCGTTACCAGTAAAACACGTCTTAGACAAATCAACTAGCATTTCTTCTGTCATTTGAAGATCGTCTACCGATGTACCATAAGCAAATGTTTGGCCTGCTTGATACCAAATACCTCCTGTAAAATATACTCTCTTTTCCTGTAAATCATAAATAAATCTCTTTGAGCCTAAGAAGAACGATTTGTTCATACCTCTCTTCATATCAAAAACAGCTTCCTCTTCATCGTCTGAGAAGGTCCAGTCAACCTCTTTTTTCTCGATCTTAGCAAGGGTAGATTGTTCCACCTGTGCACGGAAGGTTTGCATATATTGATAGGTCTTACTAGGAATCTTAGCGTAAGGTGCAGTTTGCATATCAATTTCATTATGCGCTCTACCCGCTCTAATTACTTTAGACCCTAATGGAATAGAAGGTATTGTATTTACTGTATCACCTGACTTTATACCATTAACAGGTTTTACAATAAGTTTCCCGTCAGTTGATTTTCCTACAATATATAACATCAACCATTCATTGTTTGAAGCGCCTAATTCATCACCACCTGTAATGGACGGGAATAGCAACGTTTCCTTAACCGAGAAAATTTTATTTGAAGCTAAATTGATTTCTGCCTGTTCTGCTCCAGTAGCTGTATAAGCTGTTGCAACAGTTGATTTACAAGGCAATGTATCCGTACTAGCATATTCATGCTTAGGCGATGTACAATGAACCTTATTAGCGAATCTGGCAATTTGCTCCAGCGGGTTCCCCATCGGGCGAATTTTAACTACCTTACGATCAATATCATTTAAAACGATACCATCACCCTCTTCTCGAGATACCTGATCGGTGACTGCATCGCCTAAAATAGTGACGCCATCTGTTTCTGCCGTTGGGGCCACGACCTCTGCTGCCATAGAACTAGCATCTACAACGCCTAATAAAGCGCAAGACAACATTACAAAAAGCATCAATATGCTTTTACCCTTTAAAAATTCTTTAATCTTTTTCATTATCTAATTATTTTATGAATACATATCATGTTTTCGATTGAAAACAGGGGCTTTTTTTGTTTTTTTACCACTTGACCGTGAGCCTAATTCGGGTAACCCATCTCCTAAATTACGCTTCATCGTTTTATCTATTTTTTGATTACGACCTTCTGCTACTCCTACTTCTACTGCCGATTTAACATCATCATCGTGTTTGATGCCTTTGTAAAACATCTCAAATTGCTGTTCTGATATAGAACCTTTTAAGCAACTTTCAACAACGTTATATACCTCATCAAGGAATTTGGCCGCATCATCTTCCGACATTTTTTTACCTACACTAAATTTCTGTAGGTTTTCCATTGTCATTTCAAGATTAGATTCTTGTTCCTTACGAAGGTTTTCTGAATCAGCAACTCTGGCAAGATATTCCTGATTAGCTTTCTCAACACGTTCTAATTCTTCCGTGTCATCAGACATTGTAAGCAAATCTTTCCCGTAATACTTGGCGAACGTAGATGGAGACATACTACCTTTCTCCATAGACTCACTAAGCATCGATGCCATCTTAGGGTCTTTCATGAAGTATTCCTTCATTTTGTTATCGGATTCCTTATACCTGCCTAATGCGCTTTCTCGATCATTGTCATAATCATCGAACGCTCCATACCGATCTTCTGGGTCGTCTGAATCCCATTTCGCATCGGGTCTACGAGCCTTCATCTTAGCGATATATTGTTCTCGCTTAGACATTTTTTTTACTCCTTCATCTGCCATTATTTAATTTTTTTTTATGGTTAAAATCTTTTCATTCCGAATATAGGAACAGGTGTTCATATTTTAATGCCGTAAAATTAAAATGTAATTGGTTAATTTAATATTGTTTTATATATTTGTAAAAAATACAATATATAGCTATGAAACTAGAATTTATGGAAGAAAGAGACATGGATCTCATGGACGCATATAAGAGAGTTCTCAGGCATTATGGAAAGCGAGCCCCGTTTATAAAAAAGTCTTTATTGATGCTTCAAACTTCAAAGAGTCCAGCTAAAAAGTTTTACGTATCAGAAGAACAAGCCCTTCGCATTGTGACAAGGCTATACAAAGGGAAAGATACGTATATAAAGAGCCGAGAAAAGGTTCAAATGTACCACGACATTTTGGAAAGAGTAAGGGATACTATACGTCCTATTGATACCTTAAGTCTTGCTATACGAAGAGTAATTCAACAGGAAGCCCCTCGCTTCTACGTAACTCCAGAAACAGCCCGTATAATTTTATACAGGCTCATGAATAATAGAAAGAGATGATATTTATAATCATTTGCACCATAGCATTCTTCTGTTTTAACAAAGAGGGGTTCGGATATAGTAACACAAGTCCATTATATACGCACTTTATATACCAGTTTATGCACATCAATATTATGCACCTAAGTATGAATTTGTTTTCCTTCTATACTTTTTATAAACCATTTAAAGGAAAATTCTGTTTAATGGTATTGTTATACTCTTATGCTTCATCTGTGATAGCATCGTTCTTTTCAGAAGGTGTAAAACCTACAATGGGGTGCTCGGGATTAGTATTTGCATTGATAGGTATATATATCTATCTTTCAATAACTTCTAAAAGCATAACTAAAGAAAAGAGATACAACATAATTTTAAATTATAGCCTTACAATCTTGTTTCCTTTAGCTATTATGTATTTTATCCCTTACATAAACACAATGTGTCATGTGTATTCTTTGATGCTCGGTTTTGTATCTGGGTTTTTGATAAATAAAATAAATAGTAAAAAGTGACAACGCAAGGAATAATAAATGAAAATAGAAAACGTGTAAAAGCGAATGCGGCCATACATGATCCTAATACAGGACAAGGGTGTGACTCATTCAAGCGAGTACGATTAGAGGTGGAAGACTATCCTATACCTGTACAATGGATACCTAAAGTAATGTATAAAGAGAATAAAGTATGCAGAGATCTAAAAAAACATGGATCTGTTGAAAAATACTTACGTTCTACTTTCGGTGAAAGCGAAGACCTCGCTGAATTAAAAGAAGAGTTTTGTATTTCTTTCTCAAAATTAAGATGGAAATATGATTTTGAATATTATGCTTTTGTATGCCTTACGATAGAGGACGGTATGCGAGCAATAGAGACCCCTTTTATTCTCAATAGGGGGCAAAGATTATTATTAAAAGAATTAGAGGCTCAAAGGCTCGGAAATAAGCCTATACGTATAGTTCTATTGAAAGCAAGGCAATGGGGTGGTTCTACGCTTATACAGTTATATATGTTATGGATACAGCTCATGCACAAAAAAATGTGGCATAGTATTATATGTGCGCACGTTAAAGAAGCTGCCAAACATATACGTGGTATGTACGAACGTGCCTTAAAAAACTATCCCAATACTAGAGGTGAGAATATCGAATTACAACCATATCAAGGTACTGTAAACATTAAGCAAATACCTTCCAGAGGCTGCCGTATAACGGTAGGATCGGCTGAGGCCCCTGATTCAGTTCGTTCTCAAACGGCTTTTATGATACATGATTCGGAGGTTGCTTTATTTCCAGCAACTGATAACAATAATCCCGAGCAACTAATTAGTGCAACAAATAGTACTGTTAAGCGTATACCATACTCTATGATTGTTTATGAAAGTACGGCAAAAGGTACTGGGAACTTCTACCATCAGCAATATTTATTAGCTAAGGCAGGTCAATCCGCTTTTACTGCGATATTCGTTCCATGGTTCATGATAGACATTTATAGTGAAGAACTAACTGTGTCAGAGGAAGAGTTCGTTAAGAACATGAACGAATATGATAAAATGTGCTTTGAGAAAGGGGCCACGCTTCAAAATATAAATTGGTACCATGGCAAGCTTAGTGAATTAGCTAGTGAAGTTGGTATGATGCAAGAGTACCCAACTGATGATTTTGAAGCCTTCCAGCATTCAGGGACAATGGCCTTTAATAAAGAAGATGTAGAAAGACTAAGGAAGTCTTGTTCTAAACCTGATTTTGTGGGTGAATTAATTGCTGATGAATCTCCAGAGGCAGCATTTGTTAAGTCAGAATTACGGGAGGGCGTTCTTACTAACATACGTTTTGAAGAAAAGCGGAATGGAATGTTAAAAATATGGAGCAAGCCCGATTTTACAGAACTAGTTTCTGATAGATATGTCATAGCCGTAGATGTCGCAGTAGGACATACTAAAAATGCCGATTTCTCTGTAGCCTGTGTGATTGATAGATATTGGATGATGTACGGCGGGAAGCCTGAAGTGGTTGCCGAGTTGAGGGGGCATATTGACCCTGATATATTAGTGTGGAAGTGCGCCCAATTGGCGACGTATTATAGCGATCCTAATTTAGAGAGTTCTCTCCTTGCAGTGGAATGTAATACTTATGATACTCGAAAATCAAAAGGTTTTGGAGGTGATAATAGTGAGTTCATCTTTGATACAATATCTCGTTATTATAGTAATTTGTATGCGAGGGAACCTTCTACAAAAACCAAAGAAGCGGCCCCACCCAAATATGGGTTCTCAACTAACAGGTCCACTAAGCCAATGATAGTACATAACTATAATTCTATAATTAGAGAAGATGGATATGTAGAAAGAGAATCAGCTTGTATAGATGAAGCTAGGATTTACGAAAAGAACGAAAGTGGTTCTTTTGGTAATGTACCAGGAACAGGCAATCATGATGATAGATTAATTACCAGAATGATAGGGTTATATCTATGTTATAAATTACCTTTTCCAACAATAGTAGTAAATGAAAATAATATTAACCAGAGGACCAATATAGTTGGTGTCTCATCAATTTAATGAATATGTTTAAAATTATCGCAGGCAAATTTTTTGCCATTGAAGTGTTTATCAAAATTAAGGTGTTAAATCGGATCTTAGAATGGGTATATCTCACTCACCGTAGAATTAAACTATCGTTCGCTATTAAGCTATGCGACTTAAAACAGCAAGCATATAACAAACGATTCTATGTTATTGAATTGCCAAACGGAGAATTGACATCAATAAGTAGGGTAGGTATAAATCTCTACAAGAAATTAAAACGTCTTGATAAATCATATAGTCATTTAGATTTAATGGAAGATTGTTATTATTACACTCCATTATATCGAAACAATGATGGAAAGATAACGAAAGAACTTCGAGACCAAAAGAGAAAAGATTATCTTTTTGGATTGAAAGTAAAGAAATACTTACGTTTTTAGACAAAAGAAGGGAGTAGGATTTTACCCCTACTCCCTAAAATGAAAACATTATTATCATATTAAACAGCTATCTTACTTTGCGAAGATATGATTTATTTTTAATTCCTGCAACTAAAGCCTCTTTTTTTATAGAAATATCCTTTATTATTGCTTTCTCCTTATCTTTTGACTTAACCATTGAAGCCGCCTTATAAAGTTTCTTTATATACAAATTAGTCTGCCTAATAAAAACCATTTTTTTATATTCATCAGATTTAAATATTTTGTCAAGCTTTCTCTTATATTCTAAGGACTGTGCTGCTGTGGTATTTCTATCGTATAAAAGCTTCTTATATTCGGATATTTGCCCTCCTAACTCATCAGCTTCACTTACGTATTTTTTGTAGTTATCATTCATACGTCCTTGATAGTCTAACGGTTCTGAATAGATACGTCTAAGCATAGGTATATTTCTAACCTCAAGTTCTCTCTCTCCTGCAACCATCTCAGCAGTTTTCATACTTCTATTAACTAAAGAGAATAACCCTCCTAAATAGCCTTTAAATAAGTGTTCTACCGCAGCTGGGTTTGTAGGATTAACTTTTAACGATGTGGCCTTTGCTCCTTGTTTATCTAACCAACCCTTTTTGGCTGCATCACCACCAGTAAGAGTATTAAGATATTCAGAAACCTGAACGGCCGTCGTACTTACATTATTATAAACTTTCCTATATTCTGGCAAGCTTTTACGATAGGGAGAATCATCTGATATTTTTGACTGGGTAAAGTTTTTATTTAAAATATAAGATTCCACTAAAGGTACCGCAGCAGAAGGGACATAAGTCTTTGTACCCCCACTTGGATTTAAAGGCAATAGGTCAAGCATAGCTGCCGCAACATCTATTATTCCTTCGTCTGCATCCTCATTACCTTGCTGTACTTGGTAAGCTATATCACCTAGTGCATAAAAAGCACGTAGCTCAATAGGTAAAGGAACCGTATAACAACCATCTAATCCTACCAAGCTTAATGGGATACATAGATTGTTCCTGCGTACCCAATCATTTTGTTTATTATAGTTTTTCTTATCATCATCATCACCTATCATACTTATCAATAATGGGACAATCATGCCTAACGTGGACATCGTAGCTACTACAGCTGTCGCCCTCTTCGGGTTTGTCAAAAACAATCTCCTTGCGGTTGTTAGTGACTGAATGCCTGCATTCATAAATAAATATGAACTTAAGAAAAACTCGGCCCCTAGTGCACCACTACCTTTTCTATCAAAGTTAATAGTGATGTCCTTTGCGTCATTAACTGATTGTAAAATACTTCTCCCTGCTTCTCTTGATGCTGTGAATGCAGCAAACCTACTTACAGTCTCCGACCACTCAGCGAGTAGCGTAAGCGAATCAACAACAGCGTTTACAGGCTTTCCTACATTCTTAATTATTTTACTTTTAGGATCGTTCCTAAGTGCATTCTCCATTCTACTTTTGAATTTTTCCATGTTGGCCAAACCTGCGAATCCCGTAGGTCCACCATTCTCATAAAACTCCTGTAGGTATTTATCAGACTGATTATTCATATTAGGGTTACCTCTCATGTGTCTAAGTATAGCACCCTGTGATGTCGCAACCGCTTTAATAAAGTCTTGTCTATATTGGGAATTCTCTTTGATTGCAAGAGTAGTCATTGCCCATATAAGATCTCGCACCAAGTTACTCAATACAAACTCGGGATTCCGACTAGTAAAGTTAGCTGCCATTTGATGCATAACCCAACTAGCTTTCTGTTTAAGTTTATTAGCAAAGCCCTTGTTATAAGTAACCACATTAAGTCCATTGACCGCTTGTGCTACCTTAGGATTGCCACAGACATAAACAAGTTTAGTATCTCCATTCACATTTACTTCTACAATGTGCTCCTGCTTATTCTTCTCGGGTAGAATTCTTAAACCGAAATCCTCAATTTTATTTCTGTCTAAAAAAGCAAGTCCTTTGTCCTTAAGCTCCTTCATTCGTTCGTTGAAGTCCTCTATATTTTGTCTATATATTTCTGCATCCTCATCATATACTGGGTATGCCTTAGTGACTACTGATTGATTACCGATTGTTTGTTTGACGTACCATTGCTTATTAACTACGATCTGCCCATCGGTTGCTTGGCCAAACTTAACAGCGAAGCGGTAGAAATGAAGCTTCATAAGGTTTTTATTCCCCCCTACGATAGCGGAACTTGCCATCTGCGCAATATTAGCGAATGGATCGTCTGCCCTACTTGTTCTTCCTTCAGCTTTTTTCAAAGGGTTATTAAAGTTCGTGGCATTATCATTGTAGTATGTAAACAAATCACTTGATACTTCCTCATCAAATCCTCTTAGGGGAACATAGTTATCATACATGTCACGAATCTTCTCATATGTCTCTTTGTTTATCATGCCCGATTTAAACCACTTAGTTAGCACATAATCGTTAGCGTTAGCAATTCCACTCCATAGATCAGCACATTCATTCTTGTTAGTTTTCTCTATGTAGTCCAAATACTCCTCGGGTGTGTTAAGATTTAACTCATCATTAACTGTCTTCATAATAGCAGTAAGGCCCGAATAGTCTTTATCTATCAATGGTGTTACGAACTCATCTAAGTCTGCATAGTTAAGCTTTACTATCTCATCAAAAGAAAGGTCCTTGATTTTATCCAACATGTTTGATTTCTCTATATCGGACATAGCGGAATCATTTATGCTATTTTCTAAAGCTTTTAATCGCATGTACTTATTACGCTCTATTCCATGTTTAACCATCACATAGTCTTTTACTCGGTAATATGGTATACCCTTATTAGTTAAAGCAGCAATAGCCTTTTGTAAAGGTTTAGCAATAGACTTCAAAAACTGTTCCTGGTCATACATGTTCCTGCTTGCCAAAGTTACTTGGTGAAGATAGGCGTTACAGTAATCGGGAATCTTTACTTTAATCTTATCCATTACACGCTGCTGTAATTTTTTAAGTGCTACCATCTTGTCACTGTAAGCTTCAGCATATAACTCTTTAGTTGATTGTTGTTTAGTAGCAATTCTTCTTTGAACCTCTGTCTTACCGCTTGTATGGTCTACGCCACGATAAGAAACATCCTTGACATCGTCATACTCTTTTGCTTGCTCCTTGACTAGTTTATCAGTAGCTAAATTCGCTGCTGTCTCCATGGCCGTGGTAGCATTCTCTAATCGGTTCTTAGATTTCCACAACATGTACATGATATCACCATCGGACATACTAAGATTGATCCCTATTTTTCGGAAAGCTGCCTTTACGAACCCGACCATTTTATCAATCATATTGATGTCCTCCATTGTCTCGGCCATCTCTGCGCAATATTCATCGGCTGCGGAAACTGAATCACCAAACTTATCATTGTAAGCTTCCCTATCGGATTTACTCATAGAATCAAACACATTGTTCATTACTTCGGTGAAGTGCTCACCTAGCAACGCCCTAAGGCCTTTATGCGCTACTACTTCGTGTAATATAGTTTGCTCTATATCATCCTCACTTGTATTGTTAGATATCACTACTGTGACTTCACCTGTACTATGGTCATAGAAACCTTTAGACTCTTTTTTCTTTCCATCTAATTCGTTGGCATCATTGACGATATTGATCTTGACCTTGAGCTTGCTTGCAACATCATAGGCTTTTCGTACTTTCTCTATTTTATGTTCTTTACTCTTGGCTTCATTGTTAGCTTCTCTGAAACGTACCTTATGTTTCTCGGTAGCCTTCTCAACCTTAGCCTGTCGGTCTCCCTCTATATTTTGGTCGTATCTGGATACTGAAACATTCTTCTCCCTCAGTGCATCCGTTACCTCCTTGCTTGTTCCTTTCGGAACGATAGCAGCAGAGAACTCGTTTATATCTACTTTTCTTTGTGGTTTAGCTTCAAAATACTGAACGGGAGCATTTTTGGCCATCGCATATACTTCCCCAAGCTCATCCTTCAAATCATTATCTATCTTTGAAGAGTCAAAGTCATTAGCCTCTAAAGCCCTGTCCATACCTTTACTCGATAAAGCTAGCAATACCATAGCGGTCTTATTTAGATATTCGGGGTCACTCGGGTATTTATAGGCAAATTTCATAGAATCAGAAAGATCCGTATACGCTTCTTTAAGCTTGGCAAGGTAAGCATCTACTTGCTCCTTATTCTGTATTCTATCCTTCGCATTCTTTATAGCAACTAAATTCTTAAATTGGGTAGACAATCCTGCTATTATCCTTCCTACTCCATAAACTGAGGTTTTCTCTTGGGCCTTTGTTTTCCCAATCATAGACTGTACTATGTTTTCGATAGTGTAATCTACCTTTTTAGCTCCCTTTAGGAAATAAGTTACACCACGCATAGCATCAACATCCTTCCCCATTCTGTCCTTGATAGCATCAACATCTTTCTTCGTGAGTCTTCGATTGATACGAGATTCAAGTGCATTCATATCCACCTCACGCGTATTATAAGACTCAATAAATACACGAACATTGTCATAATAGTGAGGGTTAAGATTTCCGTTTTTTTCATATACCCTGCCTACCCAACGTTCGTTTGACCTTACGTTTGGGTGCTCGGTTGTTCCATAGATAGCATCCATCTCGGTATCCATAATGTTATTTATGAAAGCTGTTACCTCTTCTACTGACTTTAGTTTTTTAAGTTCTTTATACTGTTCCTTGTTTATCCCGACCTTTAACCCTCCTATGCTTACAGTCTTATCCATTAAGGGAATTCGTATTTTAATACCCTTACTTAAAAGATAATCCATACGCATAAGACTTAAATCCGCTAAGATGTTCACTAGCTCATTTCTATCCATGCTTTTCGCATAGTTATCAAAATTGATTGAAGACGGAGAACGTAAAGGTAGGTATTGATTATAAGCAAGAGCGACTCTATCATGACAATCATCTGTTATTTTTCTTTTTGCACTTTCGTTTATGTGATAAAGTTTGTCGGGTATTCTTGGCGTATAAGCATCTGCGCTAAATGTCTTATTACCGCTTATAGAAGGATCGACCATTGTCTTATCCCCAATTAAAGAGATATTCCCGAAATGAGTAAAGTCATTCCCTACTTTATTAACCGCTAAAGAGGGAACGGGTAACCCGCCTAAATTTAAGGCATGCCGTAAATCATTCTCATCTAAGTTATGAATGACTTGCAAGTCTTCCCCGTCAGCAATTTTAAATCTAGTTGTAGGCCCGTTTTCATCTTCTATTGGTAAATACTTAATCTCTCCATCTTCAAACACCTGATGCAAGACAATAACGTTATTCTCGATAAATTCATCTCTATCTTCCTTACGTTTCTCTTGTTCTTTGTATTTATCGGTTCCCTTGTATTCTTCCACCGCATTGCTTACAAAGAAATCATCTTTATCAATCATCCCCTCAGGTAGATAGGCTCTTACGTTCAATCCATTATCAACTAAATTCACTCCATCCTTAGATGTGAAAGTGACAGTTTTTAATGGTAGAACTTCGTCCGCTTCTACTGTTGCTTTTCTTCGTTCCTTAGCATTAAGTAAGTCAAGTGTTTCTTGATGCCTTTTTATAGCACTAGTATTACCCTTACTATTTTGAGCATCTAATAAGTCCTTTATAGGTTTATTGATAAAATCGTTAGTGCTCATGATAGGTAAGCCCAATAATCCCCTAGCATAAGAAATAACCTTATTGCTCCACTCTATAAGCTTAGCTACTATTCCACTCCGCTTCATAGCTTCTAAGGCTGTACCCTGCTGCATATGCTTAGTTAAGAGTGCTTGCGCTTTCTCTCCTGACATACGTGCGTGTACTTCAGTTGCAATATCATCATCACTAGTAAGGTCTTTATAGTTAGGGTCATTTTTAACCTCATCCCATATTGGAAGTTGTTTCATTAATGCCACTCCTTCACTCCATAATTTAGGGTTTTTACTTTTACAAACAGTATCCCAAATATGAGTATACTCGTGAGCCATAGTGTTTGAATCAATCCCGTCTTTAATTAGGTATATAACACCTCCGCTCTCCCATCCGTAGACTTTACTACCTGCTTTTAGTGGGGTTCCTTTAGTCATCTTACTAACCTCTTCACTAGTTGCTTCGATAACCTTTATACCTGCCTTTTCAAGCAAGCCTTTAAATAAGGAAGCTACACCGTTATTGCTATCTTTGGTTTTAAGCTCCCCTTTTTTATAAAGCTTCTTTCCACCCATAGGCGTATCTTTCTCTAATAAAGATCCAAATAAATCATCAAATAGCTTAGTTATCTTATTTAGCTCCGTCTTGTTATTAATATAAGTGTAGCTGTTTCTCAAACCACCTCTAAGCAAATGGTCTTCCATCCCGTGCTGTATAACAAGAAAACCTGATTGTTCATTTGCGGCCTTTAGTTTTGCATCTATATACCCCTCAAAGGCTCTAGCTGTTATCTCTTCTAACTTCCTAAAATAAGGAACATAATCTATGCGGTCAGCCCTAACAGCTCTTTTTTGCATAGTACTAGTTTTGATGAAATCAACTAAGTTCTTGAACTTCTCGAATACCTTATCTCTAAACTCAGAGTTTTGGTCTAAAGAGGTTATAGCATCTCCTCTACGCTCAATATTACCTGTGACAGATTGTATACTATGGTCTGCTAATCGTCCAAAATAAAAATCAAGTGTATGCCAATACTCATGGGCTAAACTTGCCTGCCCATTATTCAATAATATTTTGATTTTAAAACTTGTAGGCACAAATGAACCGCCTAGTCCTTTTCTCTGTCTTACCCCAGTTGTATTTCCGACATCTATACTTATTAATCCGTCCAAACCCATTGCTCTAGGACTAATATTAAGTAATTTCGATAAATCCATTAGGGAGTCATACAGCTTATTGAGTATCTCCTGTTTACCCTTATTTGTTTTTAGCTGCGTGTCTGTACCTAAATTAATTCCTGATAGCCCGAAAGTAGCTTGTATGGTATCTTTATCTACATCCTTACCCTTCCTGTAATCCTTTCCTATCCTTTTATTAGATTCATCTATTCTTTTTTTCGCTACCTCATACTCTCCCCAAAAATCTTCTTGAAGTGCATCCTTGTTTTTATCTAGATAGGCTTCCGCTTCTGAAAGAGTTAAACCCCCTTTTAGGACTATCTGCAAATCATCAACCAAACCGAATAAAACAAATTTCTTTGATAATTTATTCTTCCCTATTTTAATTTTAATTTTCTCGTGTTTTTCTTTCGCTACTTTATCTGTGGTATGTTCCTGTTTACTTGACTTTAGATAATCATGGAATGATTTATTCTTCCTTCTGGGAGAATTAACCCACTCTTTGAATTCCTCTTTTGTTACCTCATTGATATCTTCTACGCCATCCCAACCTTCTTCGTAGTTTTCTTTATAGGCGTTGAATGCTTCTTCCTCTGAGTTATATCCAAACATACACTTATGTTCATCAAACTCTCTTGTGTTCGGGTTCCTCTGGTCAATGATATAAACGTGAGTGGCTGTATCGGGATGAGGGCCGACAAACATGTCTATTTGATCTCCATCGGCCCCTATGGTACCTTTAATGTATCCGTAGATACTTTTCATTACAGTAGACCATGACTTTCCATTCTCGTCTGTTCCAGAGCGAGTACTACCTTTTGGATTTTCAATAGAGAATTGCATACCATCAATAGAGACATGCCCCATTTTATAGTTCCCGCTCTTCTTCTCGGCTTCTGTCGGGTTTACATTAGTCTCTTTAGACTGTTCGTATAGCGCATCACTGATTGGCCCATCGCTTACTCTTTTTGGCTCTGATTTTTTTTCTCGGTTTCTGTCGCTTGGTATAGAAGTCTTAGTTTCTTCTCCGCTATTTCCTTTCTTCTTTCCTTTGGCGTCCTTACTTCCTCTATGAAGTCCCTTGGGTCCTGTATCCGATTCTCCTGATTTTTTCTTTCTCCTTGCATTTTTTTCATCTTGTATTTTTTTAATTATTAATTTTAAAATGTCTTCTTTGGTAAGTACTTTCCCGTCGTCAAACATTGATGTTTGTCCTGCTGCTGCCTCAATAGAAGCTTTATTATACAGGTTCATAATATTTTTAAATGATAATTGTCCAGTCTCTAAGGCTTCCGCAAGTATTACTACTGTTGCCGACCTTACATTATTTTCTCCAAACATATCATTCATACCTAATAATTCGCCTACTGAAAGCTTTGAAACTTGTGCATCATATAGCACTTTTATTGCTTCATCGATTTCTCCAGTAAGTGCATACTCTCCTAGCGATTTATTTTTAATTATCGGGAGAATAGCCTTTAAAACAATATTACGTATGTTAGGTCTCTTAGCCATCATGCGGACACTCTCCTCTGATAGTGATGTACCCACTAATATATTTTCAATGAGTTCTTTTCCCGCTGGTGTAAAATTATCCTCATTTTGATACTCTGCCATCTCGTTAGGCATTATGACCTTATCGTTTTGCAATATAGTCATAACTTCCTTTACTGCCTTATTATTGGCATAGAATTTTGACATGGATTCAAAAGAATCTATAATTCGGGCTATCTTATTTGTTGTCTCCTTAGACATCTTTTTACCCATTTCTATGCTTATAGCTACATTGTCCTTAGCTTTTTCATTCTTCGAATTAAAGATTGAATACGTAGCTGTCGTATAAGGTAATTCTACATCGGGAACAAATACTATACGTGGGTGCTCATATCCGCTTACTTGTTCGGTGGTTAAACCAAACTTTGCCGCCTGTTTTTTGATGTAGTCAACGTACTTTTTATCAGTGTTTTGTCTGGCCGCCATTTGCCCCGCCATGGTTCTGTCGTTACCTGATATGACAACGCCATCTTTCGTTACGACAACGGGCGTTTGTACTGCTCTACTGTCGTAATCGTTAGCCTTAGACTCAACCTGATTTCTAGCGTCTTTACTATGCTCGTAGTCTCTATCATTTAGGGTCTTTCCGTTTTCGTCAAGTGGAGAACCTTCGCTCACTTTGTATCCATGATTAGGGTCATGTGAGGGTGTAGGCGCATCGGCATCCACTAAGACATAATGCCCTTTGATAGTTCTACCATCAGGGAGAATTATTTCGTCGGATGAACCAACCACTTTTTTAGCTTTTTTCCACTTATTCCTAATCGCTTCACCTACTGGGTGCTTAGGTTCTTCTTGTTTTGGCTCCGCTGGCTTCGGTTCCTCCTTAGGTTCTTCCTTAGGCTCTTCCTTAGGCTTATTTATAGGCTCCTTCTTAGGTTTTTCTTCCTCTTTTGGTTGCTCTATTGGTTTATCCTTTGCTTCTTCCTTAGGCTCTGCCTTTTTGTTTGTTTTATTAATCGACGTGCTTGGACCTATCTCGTACGTTGCCTTTGAGGGCTGTATAACCTTCCCATCTTTCTTTATCTCTTGCTGGTGTACTTCTTTCACTCTAACCTCATCGGTAGGCATATCTAAGTTAAGGATATAAGAGTTTTTAGAACCTTTCTCTATTTGTCCTTTATCACCTACTTTTATATCTGATACTTCGTACCCTTCATCCTTCAAAGCTTTTCTTTCTGCTTCAATTTCAGCTTCCTCTTGTTCTGATAGTAGATAATCTTCTCCTACTTTTTTGCCTATTTCTACGATAGAGTTTATCATCGCAACCTTATCGCCTTTTGCTTTAGCTTCTTCAAGCTTAGCTTTGTCTTTCTGATATATTGCGTCCTCCTCTTCGGTTCGCTCTGTACTCTGTGCTCCTTCTGGGGTTACTGGAGTTGGTGATTGCTCTGTGGTAGGCGTCTCGGCTACTGGAGCGACTGGCGTTGGAGTTACTGGTTCCTCTGTCTCAATTGGCGCTTCAGCCGTCGGTACTACGGGAGTAACGGGTGCAGTGGGAGTAACGTCTACTGGTGTAGTCTCTGTTGGTGCTGTCGGTATAGTATTACCATCCATAGGTGGCAATTCGGTAACTGGTGCTTGCGTTACTGGTGTTTGCGGAGTTACTGGAGCTACAGGCGTTTGCGGAGTTACTGGTTGCGGAGTTACTGGTGCTTGTGGTGTTGTCTCTGTGGTTGGTTGTAAAGGTTGTTGTGTAGGGTCTATCCTACTTACTTGCGACCTTGGTACTACTATACCCTCGTCTATCATCACATTGTCCTCATCTGTGATTGCATCGGTTATAGTGCCTGTAACAAGTTGCCCTTGGTCATTAATGTATTGTACCTTTTCGCCATTTTCGAAGTCTACTTGCTGCATCTCTGCTGTGTCATCTTCTTGAATCATCCCATCCACGACCTCTGTAGCTGAATCGTTAGTCTCTAGGGAATTAACATAGTTGATAGATATAATCTTGGTAGATGTGTCTCCCTCGTGTCGTATGTAGATAGATTTACTTGACGCCTTTTTATCGATTACAGTTTTGCCGTCCACCTCCATGGTTACGATATTACCCTTTACCACGTATGCGGGGTTACTTTTGTCTCCATTTGCGATTACTGTGATTATCCTTGGGTCATCTGGGTTGTCTCGATTGACGTAAGGTTCTATCTCCTTGGCTTTAGCTTCCCTTTTGGTCTGGACTGTTCGCTCTATCTTAACTCTCCGACTCTCTTGCTCGTCACTAATTACAGCTAGGGCAAGTGTCCTCTCCTTATCCGTTAATCCTGCGTCGTTAATTGCATCTTGCTGCATCTTAATCAGCTCCTCATCGCTTGCGCTGGTTGCTGCTACTAAGAGTTTGTTGTAAGTTCCTGCGTCTGTTACTAATCCTGCCTGTATGGCTGTTAGCTTCTTCTTTCTGCGGTTTTGGATTATGTTAGCTATACCTCCTGGTGTTGCTGCCATGGTAAAGTAAGCACCACCTCCAACTCCATAGATAAAGGACTGCATAAGACCGCTACTGATATCAATATCTGGATTAATCCCCGTATACTTATCGGTCATATTTTCTGCCGTTTGCGAGGCGACCTCTTCCAATCCCTCAACAACTGGGGAAAATAAGAACCCAAAATTTTTAGATACTGTTGCTAAGAAGTTAAACACTTTGTTTTTAATCACCTTCTCGACCACCTTGGTACCTGCTGTCTTATACAATGACTTAAAAATCATCTTGTCATATTGGGCACCTAACACCTCGCTTAGTGCCTCAAAAGTACCTGTTAGCACTGCATCTGTCACTTTTGACATTTCGGTTGCGTCTAAATTAGATGCACTCAATTGGTCGTACTTGGTTGCTGCTGTTGACGCTCCGATACTCGTAAGTCCTGCTACTGGCCCTTGCGCCATAGCCATTAAAGATAATCCCAATGATTCCGCACCTTTTAGTAGGATCTCGCCTACTGCTCCCGCTTTGTCTCCCTTTGCCCAAAGGTCGGCATAATCATTATTACCATATCGTTTAGCTCGAATTGCTGTTGCCTCGCCCTCGCTCTTAGCTTCTCTCGCTATATGATTAAACGTCTCATCTAAGCTCGCTAAAGCCTTTAGCCCTACTTTTGGTAACAATGCTAGGTTGTTATTAGTAAAAGCTTCTGTGCCCTCCGCAAGTGCGCTTGCTGTACCTCCAACAATATTAGTATAAAATCCCGAACGGATACTCTGCACGAGGTCACCCACATAGGTGTGCCAAAAGCCCGTCTCTTCTTCTGCTTTCGGGACTCTTTCAAATAATGCGCTTCTTTTGCCTTCTAATTTCGCAATGTCTGCTTTGTATTGCTTTTTTGTCTTGTCGTCTTGGTACTTGTAGTTGTCTCGCAAATCCTGTAATTGCGTGTCAATATCTCCAATCTCCTCCTCTATCTGCTTGGCCGTAAGCGTACGCAGCATATCTGCACGACTTGGAGCTGTTGGCATATCCCCCTTATTGCGTTGCTTGGGCATTAGTGCTGCTGACTTTGATACGTCTGTGTCGGTGTGCGTAGTAGTATCAGGTGTAGATATCGCACTATCAGGGGTAGATGTAGTAGTATCAGGTACGGTGTCTACGGATACTCTATCATCTGGGAGACTTGTATCCTGTAGTGTATTGTTCGCTCGCTGGAATTGCACGACTTTCGAGGCGTCGGGTATCTTGGTAGGTGGTATTTGCGCTGTCTCTGGCTGCAATGCGTTGGGCGTTTGTGCTTGCTCGGGCACTGGCTTGTTTGGGTTTGGTATAAATAATGGCCCTGTATCCTCTGTTGTTGCGTCTAAATTTAAATCGGGTACTGGTTGGACTTTTGATATAGCAGATTGTATCAAATCGTCAAGTGATTGCTCTCCTGTTGCGCTGTCTGCTGCTGATAAGTCAAAATTAGTCAAATCAAATTTCATATCTTATTTTTTTGTTTTATTTTTTGTTAGCGTCTCAATAACTTTTGGCATTGCGTTTTGGATTACGTACTTGATAGAGTCTGTTGTCATGCCTGTAGCGTTAAGCTGCTGTATTAGTGTGTCTAACTGCTCCTTGTCTGTCATACCCTTAGCCTCCGCAACTGTTTTGATGATTTTTTGTTGCTCTGGAGTGGTACGTATGAGAGGCCTTTTGCCCTGCTCTATCCGTGCCGCATCCTCTACCTCATTATAGACGATTGGGTCGTTAATGTGCTTAAAGACAAACGCTTGCATGTCTTTTTGGTTAATATCCTTGTAGCCTGTAATGATGCCCATATTGTCCTTGATAGGCGTGCCCTTGGGCTGCTCGTCTGCTGGCAAAGTGTTGATAAGCTTTTGATATGCCCTGCCTACAAATGCAGGTGAGGTTAGCGTAGACTTGGAAATGTTGACTACTCTACCCATGTCGGCTACAACCTTTATCTTATCTTCCTTATTGGCTTTTTTGAGGTCAGCGACTAGCTTGATGCGACTTGTATTAGCGTTGTCTTGCGCTGTCTTTGCGGACGTCTGCGCTGAATACTGTTTAATCGCAAGCTCATTTGCTTTTATATTGTTTGTGTATGCATCTTGCTTTTGTTTATACGTCATCTTAGCGGTGTTTAATCTCGTTGCTTTAATCTCCTTTAATTTGTTGAGGAGGGCCGATTTATTTTGCGCTTGTTGCGTACGTCCTGCTTGCATATCTGCTACGATGGCGGAGTATAGGCCCTGTGCGTACTGTTTTTGTTGCTGGTCATATAGCTGTCGTAGTCGCTCCTGCTTTGCGTCCTCGTTGCCAATCGCTGTGCCCTTTTTTGCTGAAACGTTAGCACCCTTAGACGCTGCAAGCCCTCTTGTGAGTAGGCTTAGAGAATCCGCTAAACCTGCTAAATCTCTGCGTGAGCGTAATTGCTTGTCGCTATATTGTTTGTTTTTGGTGGCCGTGCGTGCATATAAATTTTGAAAAAATGGTGTTGCGTCTGCTGGATTGTAGTCACTGTATAGCTTACTTAATTGCTCATCTGTGTACCCCTGTTTTTTTGCGTCATCGTAATCTGACTGGCTCATGTGCAACCCTGCGGGCGGTGTTGGCGCCTGGTTGCTCGTTGTTGTTGTCGGGTAAGTGGTTGGCAATGGAGTAGTAGGTGCTTGCGCTAATGATTGAGGTTGCATAGTGTTGAGCGGTGGAGCCTGTTGTGGCTGTGTGGCTCCTGTTGCTTGCATCTGCGTAACTGGCTGC